TACCGAAATATTACGATGCTCTCGTCAAATCCCCCGATTCCTACCACTGGGAATGGGACGAAACCGAAAAGCATCTCAAGTTCTGCGGCGCTCTCTCCCTCACCGAGTCTGAAAAACGAACCGGTGCAAGAATAAGAAAAGCTCGGAAACACGAGCACGATAACTCTCCCGAACGTTTGGCCGTTCGTGAGGAAATTCAACAACAGCGGATCACCCGCTTAGCTAGGACCTAAGATCATGCAAGAAGCTCGAATTTTCTCCATCTATGACCGCAAGGCAGCGTATTACCTGCCTCTTTTCACGATGCGTTCTGACGCCGAAGCTGTTCGGCAGTTCACCGAGATCGTCACTCAGTCGGACACCAGCGTGTCCAAATACCCTGCTGACTATGACCTTGTCTGCCTCGGCTGGATCGATCTCGAAAAAGGTCACATCGAACCAATCTACCCTTGCGACACGCTCATCAACGGTCTCGTCGCCTTGCAAAACGCTCAAATTGAGCGTTCTCGCTATGCAAAAATACTCAAGTCCGACCAAGTCGACATTGAGGAAATCATCGCTGAGCAGTCCTAGTCTCAGCCAACTTAGCCAGCCTTCGGGCTGGCTCTTTTTTGCGCGAAAATGGAGATTCAAATGCGCTCAGTGATGAAACACCAATTCTCGGAAGTTCCACGCGCGGAGATCCCGCGCTCCACGTTCATGCGTGATCACGGCTATAAAACCACCTTCGATTCCGGGTATCTCATCCCGGTCTTCATCGACGAAGCTCTTCCGGGCGATACCATGAACCTCACCATGTCGGCCTTCGCCCGACTGTCGACGCCGCTCCATCCCTTTATGGATAACATGTTCGTCGACTCCTTCTTTTTCGCCGTCCCCGTTCGCCTGGTCTGGGACAATTGGCAGAAATTCAACGGCGAACAGATCGATCCCGGCGACAGCACGGACTACCTCGTACCTCAGATGGTCTCTCCAGTCGGAGGTTATGCAAATGGGTCGCTCTCCGACTATTTCGGAATACCTACTTCTGTTGCTGGGCTGTCTCATAGCGCTCTGTGGCACAGAGGCTATAAGCTTATCTGGAACGAGTGGTTCAGAGACCAGAACCTCCAGGACTCTGTTGTCGTCGAACGCGACGACGGTCCTGACGATCCAGCAAATTCCGTTCTTCTGAAACGTGGCAAACGCCACGACTACTTTACCTCGGCCCTTCCTTGGCCTCAGAAAGGCCCTGCAATCGAGCTTCCGCTCGGACAAGCAGCACCCATCCACGTTCCCGGCACCACGGCCGGCAACATGTCCGTCATCGCTGACGGCCCCGGCGTTCCACGCCTCATCAACACCGCCGCCACGACTGCAACCATCGATCCCGGCGGTCTGCCTAACATCGGCCTTTATGCCGACCTTTCGGACGCAACTGCCGCCACCATCAACCAGCTTCGCGAAGCTTTCCAGATTCAGCGTCTCTACGAACGCGATGCCAGAGGAGGCACCCGCTATGTCGAAATTCTCAAGGCTCATTTCGGCGTTACCTCTCCGGACGCCCGCCTGCAGCGCCCGGAATATCTCGGTGGCGGCTCCACACCTGTTAATGTCAATCCAATCGCGCAAACCTCGTCTACCGATGGCACAAGTCCTCAGGGTAACCTTGCTGCCGTCGGCACAGTCGGCGCTCACGGCCACGGCTTCATTAAGTCCTTCACCGAACACACTCTGGTTTTCGGCTTTGTCTCAGCTCGCGCCGATCTCACGTACCAACAGGGACTCGACAGAATGTTCTCGCGTCGCACGCGCTGGGACTTCTACTGGCCCGCGCTTGCTCACTTGGGCGAACAGGCGATCCTCAACAAGGAAATTTACGCGCAGGCAACTGCTGCTGATGATCAAGTCTTTGGATACCAAGAGCGCTTCGCTGAATACCGCTATAAGCCGTCTCGAATCACTGGGCAGTTCCGCTCGAACTTCGCTCAATCCCTTGATACTTGGCATCTCTCGCAAGACTTTGCCTCGCTCCCGGCTCTCAACGCTGCTTTCATCGAAGAAAACCCGCCCGTCGACCGCGTAGTCGCGGTACCCAGCTATCCCGACTTCCTCTTCGACAGCTACTTCCGCCTCAAGCACACGCGCCCCATGCCGGTCTATTCGGTTCCCGGCCTTATCGACCACTTCTGAGGCGCGTCATGTGGCAAGCAATCGGAGCAATCGGAGGCTCACTGCTCTCCGGAATATTCGGCTCCTCTGGAGCCAAGAAACAAAATCAAGCGCAGATCGCAGCTGCGCGCGAACAGATGGACTTTCAGGAACGAATGTCCAACACCGCGCATCAGCGCGAAATCAAGGACCTCGAGGCCGCTGGCCTCAATCCTATCCTCTCTGCCAAACTCGGCGGCGCCTCCTCACCCGGAGGCGCCCAGCCCAACATCGTCAACGAAATGGCCCCTATGGCCAACTCAGCCGCGTCGCTTGCCGACAAATCGTATAACTTCAAGGTCCAAACCGCCCAGGTGGACAATATGCGGCTGCAAAACGACCTGATCAAAGAGCAGATCAACGCCGCTAAAATCGCCAACGCTCGCGCTGGTCTCTTCACTCCTGCCTATGAGGCAGGCGGCGGCATCGTCAACAAGGTCGTTGGAGGCGCTGAGCGCCTCCTCAACTCTCCTGACATCGTTCAGGAAGTACTCGATATGGCCGGTATTAATAATTCCGGCCTATCCTCGGAACCGACCAGCGCTAAAGCGCTGGATAACAAGGTTCCAGCCGGCTACCGCCTCGCGGAAAACCTCCGCCCTTACACAAAGGATTCCGAAGCGGGCAAATACTACCGCGGAGAAAAAGGCTTCTGGCAATCAGTGCTGGACGCCTCACGTGCTCACTCTGATGAAAACCGTCGCATCGCAAAGGAGAAACAAGATGATCACTGGCGACAGCAATACGAGCTCACCCCGGAAAAGCTCAAAGCCTACGGAATCCGAAACCTCGATGCCATCAGGCGTCGCGCCGGACGGTAGCCTAATCATTCGCCGATTCGGCGATCGCCACCGTGTCGCCTTCGAAACTGGCGACGATACCCTCGTCCAGCAGAATCTGGCCGAGGAAACCGATATCAATCGGATTGTGGCGAAATATCAAAAAACGGGCGTCTTCACGCACGTATCCCGCTATGCGGGAGAATACGGGGACTTCTCAGGCGTCCCCGACTATAAAACCGGCCTCGAACGGATACAGGCAGCCGACGAAATGTTCATGTCGCTGCCCTCAAAAATCAGGGATCGCTTCGGCAACGATCCCGCTAAATTCATCGAGTTTGCAACCGATGAAAAAAATCTGGATGAACTCCAGAAAATGGGACTTGCTCCCAAAAAAGCGCAGGCCGAAGCGGAGCGCCCCAAACTCGAAGCGAAGGCCGAAGCGGACCCTCCGAAGGAGGCCCCCAAACCCTGACAAGGGAGACCAGTTATCCCCCTTGTTCTTAACTGGTCTGACTGACACCCTGTCAGTCTAAACAAAGGAGAGAAATGACATGAAACGACGCTCAAAAATGAACCGGAAAAAGAGCAAGAAGCTCTTCACCAACACTGCCGGTTCTCATCCTCGGAACCGCTCGAATCCAATGCGAGGCGGGATCAGGATGTAATGCCCTGCTACCATCCCATACAAGGATATAGGGCACCGGGAGGCCAGATTGCCTTTGCCAAGCGGCACGGCTATTCTGACCTCCCTATCACCATTCCATGTGGGCAATGTATCGGATGCCGTCTCGAACACTCCAGACAATGGGCAATGAGAATCCTTCACGAATCGTCCCTGTACCGGGACAATCAATTTCTCACGCTCACCTACTCCGACGAGCATCTACCGGCCCACGACAGTCTCCTGGTCAGGGACTGGCAACTCTTTATGAAACGGCTCAAGAAGCGGCTAAAGGGCCGACAAATCCGTTTCTACCAATGCGGGGAATACGGTGAAACGACCCACCGCCCGCACTACCACGCAATCCTGTTCAACATCGACTTTGAAGACAAGAAACTGCTCAAAGTCACCGATAGAGGAGACCGCATCTACACTTCCGCCTTCCTCGACGAAGTCTG